GGTGTTGCTGGAGCCGGTGGTGTTGTAGAAGAGCGCCGCAAACCCATTCGCGGCGTTGTTGTTGCCGGTGGTGTTGGAGTAGAGCGCCTGAAACCCATTCGCGGCGTTGTTGTTGCCGGTGCCCGTTAGATTTCCCGCTCCACCGGAGTAGTAGTTATTTAGCGATGTCTGTGACTGGAGAGCGGGAACCCCATTTAACAAAACACCGCTTGAACCGATAGTTGTAGGTGTTGTAGCGCCAGCCGCGACGTTGCCTGAAAACGATGCGCTAGTGCCGTTGAGTGCGCCGGTCATGGTCCCGCCTGCGAGAGGTACTCCGCCAAGATTCGCCAGCGCGCCTGATGCTGTGGAGGAGCAAGTCCCACCGCCTTTAATTGGCACGGTTCCGCTTGGGCATGATTGCGCGTAAATGCAAGCCGCCGATAAGAACAAGATTATCAAAGCACAAATACGTTTCATGTTTTCTCCTACGAATACATCATTGGTCCAACCGCGTCAAGACTTCCATCTGAGTCAACGGCGAATAGCTGCGATGATCGACCATTCGCGAGATCGTTAACTATTCCGCCATTGCGAACATTGGACGGCCATGTGAATGTTCTACTGCCCGCTCCATCCTGTACCAAACGAAACGCTATCAGCGACGGTCCTAGAGTTCCATTGATGAAAGTAGAACTCGTTACGTTTCCTGTCAATGTCAGCTTGAATTCGAGTCCTATGGACGCATCAAATACCGGCGTGGTGGAGAATGAAACAAGCACCATACCAGTAGGAATTGTGCCTACGATATATCCCGCCGTCAATGCACCAGAAATCGTGACGTTGCCCTGTACATTCAGGCCGGTAATCGGCGCTTGCCCCGTTAGGAACTGATTCAAGAGCGCCCAGCCCGCATTTGTGGGTTGGCCCCAGTTGTTAGAGCCTATTGCGGGTTGCGGAAAACCTAAACTGGTTGTCGGCATTATCGTCTCCTATCTTCCAACTGCAAACCAGTAGCACGTTCCATCTGCAATTCCGCTTATTAACGAATAAAAACTACTATTAGTTATGGAATTAACCCCATTAGAGAATTCACTTGGAACGTCATCTGTGTGCATATTTGCCTGAACAAAAACACCAAAACATGATGATGGAAATGGGATAGTAAAACTGACTGTGTTATATGCAGTAGTTTTGTACCAATTTCCCCATTGTAATATCAACCCTCCTACCCAGGAAGGAAATTTAACATATCCGTTAGATGAAAGGCTATAAGAAAAACCTCCAGTCAGCGAGGATATTAAACCTTGCACCCAACTGGTAGTAGCCGCGCGTAGCGTAGAATCTGCGCTTGTTGGAGGGTTCGGAACAAACATTCCATTATTGCTAATCATCGGAGATACGGCACGAGGATTGCCGGTTAGATCGGCGCGGAATAGCATGACACTTACTGCGTAGGGAGTTGGATCAGGCTGAATTGCTCCCACGAACGAAGAGGGCCAGCTAACCGTTCTACCGCCAACAGAATCTTGAGCAAAATAGAAGGCTATCAACTGCCCCGCCGTTACGCCACTGATAGTCGATGAAGTGATGTTCCCTGAAAGAGCCATTTGGAAGCCGTTTGAGTCTGCGGCATTAAAGGCGGGAGTGGGAGAATATGCGACGGAGATAATGTTTGGCTCTGTGTCTGATTCAGTCAAGATATTTGCCAGCACAGCGGCAAGGGCGCTCTCGCTGGAATCATCTAGTACATACGCTCCCGGCTTGTTCGCCATCATCTGACCGAAGGCAGCACAGAACGTACTCCATTGATAGAACGCCTTATTGCCGAGAGGGGCAGGAAGAGGAGTATCGTTCACTGCACCAGAGGCACGTTGCGAGTCGGCCAGATATTGAGCATCCGTTTCCTGATTAGTCTCGTTCGGATTCCATTGAAGAAATTGTCCCATGATTTACCCCGCCCATAGGCCAGTGTTCCAGCCTGCAATGAATGTCGTGTTAGACTCTGAGAATCCGAAGATCGGAAGGTTGCCGAATACATAAGTGTACTCGACGCCTTCCGGTCGCGGAACGATATAACCATTCAAAATCAAGTCCTGAATAATTGATGTGAATGATCCCGTTAAAACAATTGTACAGGCCATGTCCTGAGAGTCGATGATGTTGATTGAACCACCGGGGAACAGTTGCTTCCATATAGCATAAAGCGTGCTTTCTGTTCCATCCCATTGATTTGCAGCTATGGTTGCCTGAATCAATAGAGCATAGGTCACATCGTCCAAAACCGGACTCACGCCGCCCAATGGTTGAAACCCAACCGTGCGACTCACCCCGGCAATCTGACCGGCCACGTCAAGCTGCAATCCTTGTGCCGAACCGAGATCGAACGCCTCAGTCATTCCAGCAATCATGTTTGTCGTATCGTTCAGTGGTGAAAGCAGGTCATTAAGCCAGAAATTCAGGTTTGGGGCAAGCCGGTATTCTGACGTGAGCAGCCCTAGATAGTAATAGAGGCTCATGCTGTAGAGAGGCCCGGTATCAGCAACTCCGTATTTGCCCGATCCGTACCCGCTTTGTGAGAAAAGTGGCACCTATGCCTCACTCAAGACGATGTTCGCAAGCGTTCCCTGTGCAACCTGATAGTAAGAAAGGGTAATGTCGGTCGTACCAGAAGGCGATGATGTGATTCCGGTAAAGAGCGATGTGATCGAAAACTGCGGAGTCAGAATGTTTGGCATCACAGATGAGGCCACGGCATAGAACGCTGAATATGTGACCGTCTCGCCAATCTGTAGACCATTGAGATACGCGACAATCGCGGCCTGAATTGCCGTTAGCGTTGCGGTTGTATATCCCGCTAGTCCGTGTACCACCATCGTGGCATAGATCGGCACGTAGGTAGGCCGCTGGAAGCCGATGGTGGTCACGGTCCCTGTATTCGCATCTGTCACCGGCACACTGGTAGAGCCTGCCGTGGAATCAGGATTTGTATAGACCCCCAATCCTCGTTTCTGGTAGATAGCCGTCGCCACATTGAGGTCTAAACCTCCCTCCACAACCATGCTGATTGAATGAGGAGGATTGCCCCAATAGTCAATGCCTCCAGTCGGATTCTCAATAGAGCTTCCCGGCCCGGAATCGGGCGTTGGGGTTCCTGTAGCGTACCGGGTGACTCCTGGGACCGCTGCAATGGCAGCGATGGTGCTGGCAAGCCGTGTGAGCGATGGTGCCCCTACTGAGATTGCCTGACGCGCCCTAAGCTGTGAGTCTGACTCGACAGGCAAACCAGGAAGCGCCGCAGATGGGTTTGTAGCCCCGATCCAGCCAGCCGTAGCACCTCCTGAGATGGTGGTGATGGAACCAGCCTGGGCCTGAATAGCCCCTACAGTCTGGCAGATAATGCCAACAGTGACGCTTCCACTGTTAGGGATGGTAACGGATACGGGTAGCGACCAAGCGTTTCCTTGCGTATCCGTTACCAGACCATTCGTTATAACCGTTCCGGCAACACCTGAGACGGTCAAGGGAGCCGTGGAATATGAAGCGGGAAGCCGAGCAATGCCATTCATTTTTACGATGCTGTCGAGGTCTGCCCCAACCGCCGAGATAGGCGAACGCGCATTGTAGGCAAGCTGCGAGGCTAGGTTGCAGTCGTAAACTTTCAGCGCGAAGATGCTGATTTCCTGATACTTTGCCGTGTCTGTTCCAAGATAAACGACTTGCGGATAAATCGCCTTATACCCGCTGATGAGGTCATTGATGATGCTCTGGTAGGACGGCAGCACGAGGCCCGCTGTCGGACTGATGAAAGGCGCGATGTATGGCGGTGTGCTCATGCTGTCACCTGTGCGCTCGAACCGGGCGCGTTCGTTATTACCAGTGTACCGAAACTCGTACTTACGGTTGCCGTAAAGGTGGAGTTGAATGTTGCCGTGTTGTGTACGAAGCTAAAATCAACTATTTGCAGGACATACGGACAGGAGAGAATCGTCTGCTGAATGATGAGCATGACCCCGGCCTGATTGGTTGGGGAACCGCTAGAGCCGATGAGCGACTGGAAAAGAGGAAAGCCAATAGAAAGATTCTCAAACCATTCACCGAGCAAAAGCCGCAAGGTCGTATAAATGATCTGCCCCACAGCGTCAAGGTCAGCAAGAAACACCGGCCCATTCGCTCCTTCGATAGGATCGTTCTGAGGCATCTCATTTTGTTGAACCATGATCGTTGGTGTGCTCATCATTGGCCCTGTACTACCGTTGTAACGCTGTTAAGCGGGGGAAGAATCCCCGCGTATCCCTTGCTCTGCAAGAATGGAAGGATATTCACATTCCAGTATGCGAGAAAGTTAGCGGTCATCAAAGCAGCCTCGGTGCTCCCATCTCCTAGTTTAATGGATGGAGCAGTGAGCGTGATCCCCCCTTCCGCAAGATCAATCACCACAGTTCCTGAATCGTTGCGAAGTTGCGCGCTGGTAGTTGAGTAGTTTGGTATCACGTTCGGTAAACTGCGAATTCCAAAGTCTGCTACCGCATCCCCAATGTCATGCCGGTAAAGAACTCCGTCCGGCTGCTTTTGAACTCCTCCATTCTGCCACCATAGATCGTAAGCCATATCCTGGAACGATAGTTCGCATTCGCTTCCGATTTTGATTGGCAACGTAAGACTCCAATTTCCTCCGGTAGGAATCTTTATCGACACATCGTCTAATATCGGAAGCATCGTAACTTTCGGTATTGCCCCCTCCCGAATTACCTCTTTAATCGCGGGCTGCACAGATACAGTCATCCGCTGAGGATTGAATGCATTTCCATCTTGATTAGCAACCACGATAGCCGGGATGTGACAGCGGAAGTCACACTCGAATTGATGCAGTGCTAGATCAATCGGAGACGATTGAATACTGAGGCGATGCTGAATAGGAATCATGGGAGTGTTGCTCATTTTGCAGCCCTCCTATCTAGTGGACTCGGACTTGTAGCATCAGCGATATATGCAGCCTTTCCTCCAATACTCGTCAAACCGACTATCTCTGTCTCCCACACATTTCCCCTGCTATCCCCCCGGAACTGCAACCCATTGATGAGGTAGAGTCCGTTCGGGTCAAGAATCGGTCTGTATCCTGGCGGCGTAAATTGCAACTGCCTGATGATTGAACTCGCAATGTTAATCTGCATCGGTGGAACAGTCACCTTGAGACGCGGGTCAAGTGCGACCACCAGCGTAACCCCGTTCTGTGTCTGTTGCGGAACTCCAAGAATTCCACTTGTCGAAGTGTAGGTTATCGTGCTGACTGTGTTCTGGTCAGTCATGGTGCTAATTCCAAGTCCGTCAAAACCGTACCACGACTGCATATTGTTCGCTGCGGCCACGCGGTCAATGAATTTATGCGGATCGCCGAAGAACGGACGCGCCCGTGGTAACTGCGTCTGAGGCAATGTATCGAGGCTGCTCTGTGAGGCCGAGGGAATAGGAATCGGAACCTGCGAACCGGAGCACATCTTCGCCACAAGCGCAGATTGCGTCATCATGGCTGTTCCGCGAAACACTGCAAAGTTCGCTACCGTCTCAGTAAGACCGGTGTAGCACATGAGAGTTACTTTTGAATCGACTACTCCGGGGCGTTCGTAAAGTGCCTGATAGACAGTTCCTTGAAAGATCACACCGTATGGGCCGGCCTGGTATCCTGCCGAAAGTGAAACCGTAGCTCCTTGCCCAAATATGAAGTTCTGCGCCTGGTCTGCGCTCAAGTTATAAAGCTCAATCTTTGCCGTCCAGAACGACGCATGAGAGGAGTACCCAAGAATGTTTACCTCAAAAACAATCCGCATCGGCTCTGGAGTCCACGCAGTTGATGAAATTGTGGCCGTCAACGCATCACCTTGGTCGTTAGAAGGATTTGTGACAGTAAGATTCCACATCCACCCGAAGTTAGGTATCTGTGACACCGGACTGTATTGAGTGCTCATGCGTTGTCATCCCACAGCAATAAGAAATTCGACCCTAATTCGTTTGAGTTCGGGTAATCGTCTGGCACCTGCCCTAGATTGATGATGTACGCGCTCCCGATATTTAGGTAGCCGAATTGCGCTAAGAGATTCGCGGCGGGCCATGAGCCGGTCACCATCGAGATAGAGGAGAGCAACAGATTTCCTTGCGAGTCCGAGATTGACATGATCCAATACTGAGCCATCTCGCTGTAGGTAATGAACAGGCCAAGGCGCAAGACCCCACCATTGACATTCAGCGCCACGGTGAGCGTCTGATTAGGTGCATTCGTCAGAGGGATAATCTGCGCCATTATGGGATACCCCCCGTATTGTTGCTGCTCCAGTTCCCTGCCCCTATAATCTTCACGTTCTCCGATTGAAGCTGTTCAGATGATTGAACTCCTGTCGAAGAAGAAGGTAAACCATTCTGTGCTGTTACACCACTAGGTACGGGCTGCACGGCGGTTGTGCCGATAGCACTGCTTCCCGTTGTCTGGTTGCGTGCGCTGTTCGTCTGAGTAGCCACGCTGAATAGGAACATCTGCTTGAACTCAACCCGGCAGCGCAATCCAAATTGAGTCTGTGCTGTATCATCTGGTATCACGTTCATAATAAAAACCGGAGAGTAGGTTTTCAGGCGCGTTGTCAACGTCAGCGGAACACGAGCCAAGCGTAGAGCATCGAGCGTATCAAAACACGATATGGACTTAGATGCGTTCCCTACCCATTGACCTACAGCATAGGCAGGCAGAACGTCAGTCATTAACACGTCCATCGTGATAGTTGCCTGATTCGCCCGGATGTGATCGGTGAGGTTCGCCGCGTCTTGAATCGGATGCTCTGTTGCCGTCATGGGCTGAGAATGAGAAACGCGCATCACTCCATCGAATACGAGAAATTGAGGAGTCGTATTGGATGGTACTGCCGGAGAAGAGCCTGAGACAGCGTTAAGCGGATTGGAAGAACCAGCGGACTGCGAATTCACATAAGATGCGGGAACGGTAATCATCGTGAGCGCAGGAGAACTCCACTGCGGAGGCCGGAACGGATTTGCGGCGGGAACTGATGCGGCAATAGAGGCTTTCATTGCCGCTGCCTTCGCAGACGTTACAGCGTAGACGATTATCTCCCCAGCGCCTGCAATCGCGGCGGATGTGGCTGCGGGAATAATCATACCGCCCATTACTGATATGCTCCATTCATCGCAAGAATCATTCCTCTGATTCCCTCATCCATACCGTCACGAACTCCAACCTTTACAGCCTGAGCCGTTTCGTGCGGAGTCATGGCGCTGGCAGGAACATTGATTGTGATTGTCCCAACCGAGATTCCCCCCATTTGCTCCACACGCCGCACGTAATCTTCTGGAGACTTAGTTCTAAATCCTCCATATTCAGCAAGTGTGTCGTGGATATTTCCCTGATGCCTTTTGAGAAGTTGAAGGAGGTACTTTTCTCCGCCCTCAAAGTTCTGTCCTGCATCATAGGGGTCTACACCAAGCATCTTAGCTGTAGAAGGCAACAATTGCATCCTACCAATGGCACGTTCTGTTGTGCCTGCAATGGCAGGACCGCGCATGATTTTCCCAGAGCTATCATATTGCCGGTCCCCGGACTCGGCCATCGCAACGCCATGAACAAGTTTCAGAAAATCTATAGGGAGTCCACTCACGTTGCTGGCGAGAGCGTTAGAGCGTGCAGGGCTAGAGAAGTTATCTCCATACTGCGTACCACCAAGAGCAACTTGCCCGATAGTCTCAAATCCGTGCGCGGCTTTTACTGCCTCGTCAGCCGCATCATTCAAATCCTTCCACATTCTCGCGCCAGAAGCGTTTCCAGAGGATGCCGTATGCGTCTCAAGTAATGCCTTTCCCAAGTCCCATATCGACCCTACAGAATGAACACCAACCGCCTCAAGTCCGAGCATGAGTTTAATAGCTTCTCCGAGCCAATAAACAACGTGCTCGATAGATAGCGCGAAGCTCTCAAAAGATGCCGTTTTTGTATTGATGTTAGTATCGCCTGAAAGCGTGCCCACGAAATTGTCGAAGTCCACCGAAAGATCAAGAAACAGGCTTCCTGTCTTTTTGAGAACGTCCCACATTTGTCCAAGCGCCGGAATAAACTCGCCGGTCAATTCATCCGACCAGCGCGGCATATTTTGCATCACCCAGTCATTGAGACGCGACAACTGCATCTCAATACCGCCCTGCCCGAATCCCAATTTAGCAAGCAAGTCCTCGGCAAACTTCATGCCGAAGTATTCTCCCTTGACCTCAAGGCGTTGGAGTTGATAAATCACGCCTCTTATTTGCTTCATAGACTCTTCGTACCCAGGGCCGAGCATCAAAGCCAACTGCTTCTGGTCCTGAATTAAACCCTGGAACTGGTCTTGAATCTCCCGCGTCCCAAAGAACACGTCCTCAAGAGACAAGCCCATCGCATCTAAAGCCAAAGACACTGAGCGGTACTGCTGCACGCTCATCATGTTCTGCTGTGCGAGGATTTGCGTCTTTCGGTCTAACATTGCCAGCTTGTCTATGTAACCAATAAGACCAAAGCCCACGGTAGCGAAGGCGGTCGTTCCAGCCACTTGAAACGCAAGGAACTTTCCGAGGATTCCCCCTACGGAAGAGGAGACAGTTTTCTCCGCCCCGGTCATTGCTTGGGTGAATTTGTCAAAGGATTGCTTATCGACGTGAGCAGATATGGAGACGAGATAAGATTTGATTACATCGGCCATCAGATCGCCTCCTTTGCCGCTCTCCATGCGCGGAAGTCGGCCTCGTTCTTTTCCTTCACGTCAAGATATTCATGCGCCTCGCACAAATCCTGAAATGTGAATACACCTTCAACAATATCCCGATGCGTCCAAACTCCAGCCAGCACGGGACGCCACAGAAACGGGTCTAGGTTTGGGAACTCGGTTGACTCGAATCCGTCGCCGGAGTCGTCCCTACTGACCCGGCTCCTGGAAAAAAAGGGGCGATATTGAATGCCAATGTCTCCTTTGTCAGTTGCAGAATTGTTGGCCCATCGTACTCAAGTTCCGGTATTGCCCATGCACCATTCGGAAGCAAGATCGGAAGAGAAAGCGGAGAACCTGTTTTGTTGCTGTAACGCCCGCATACCGAAAGGCAGAGCGTTTGCATTTCCGTGTACTCGGTTCTCGATAGTTGTTCAGCAAGAAATTGGGCCGAGAGCATATATCCGAGTTCCGCAGGAACAGGAGTCGTAGGTTCAGCATTCGGATCTGATTCAGGAAACGGATTTGCCTCTCTGTATTCCCGATACCGCTTTGCGAATGTCGTAGCAATCCAGCTACCGTCTGCCGCCTTCATGCGACCTATGCGGTAGGAAGATTCGCCGATTTGAACGTCTTTATGATCCATGCGTCTCCTTACAGATTGGCAATGTTAGCAGCGCGGAGAGTCCAGCGGATGTACTCGCCTTTTGGACCCATCGGCAATGGCGGTTTCTTGGTGAACGAAACTCCCGTGCAGACGCTCATATCGTTTGTAGTGAGGTTCTGTAATTCAAGAGAGATCGCGGCCCACTGACTTGGGTCCATATTGGCAAGTGCTGTTTGATGGGAATTCTGCGCAGCCTTGAGGTATGAGTTCAGCGAAGAAGTTTGCTGACATTCAATCTCAACCATTCCCTGAAACCCAATACTTGCAGAAACCATCACTGCGCCATCAACAGAAATATCATTCTCTGTCCATTCGTGCTCCATCGTGACGGTGACTTTCCCACGGCCAAGAAAAGCTCCAGCGAGAATGAAGGGTCCGGCATACGGGGAATTGATAGCCCCGGTTACGCCCATGCCTGAATATGTCGTTGTTCCGAATGCCATACATCACCTCACTGTTGCACGTTCACTGCGATTAAGAAGCTTTGCTGTGTTCCGGCCAAAACCACGGCCACATAGACCGGCATGGACTTGAATAGCGCCCTATCTGGAGCCGACTGCGTAGAGAATGAAGGAGAAGCCACCCAGTAGCCCGTTGTGAGCGCCGTACCCGGCGTTAACCCTGTACCGGGAGGCGTTGGAATCGTCGCACCATTCCACGTTCCAGCCGCAATGAATCCGCGATTGGCCGACCTTGCACAAGCCCCGCGCACTGCGTTCAATACGAGCGCCTGACCAGGGTCAGTCTGTGGGATTGAGGGCAGCGCCTGGAGCACATTCAAAATCGAAATCTGACAGTCAGCCGCCAGCATATCGAGGCCGAGAATGGTTGTAAAGCTCAGCCCATTCGCGTTCACGCCCTGATAGTAGAACTCATAGCTTGCGGCGTAATCGTTGTAGCTATTTCCATTGTTTCCGAAGCCAAGCCCAGGTGTTCCAGCGAAAGTGTTGATTTGGGTGAACGTGAGCGGAGCGCCTGTGTTCGTGTCCGGCCCGTCATTCACCGGCGTCTGCCCCACAAGCGTTTTTGCCGCCAGCGAGGAGTTGCTGTTGGCAAGGCCGGTATTCAGGCCCATTGCCACGCCCGCAACGGCGCACGCCTGATATGCGTTCAACAGCGCCGATCCGCCTTGAGTCGTGGCATACATCCCATGACCGCGATTGTAGTTCCCAATCTTGAGCGTGGTAAAGATGTTCCCAGGAAGCCCAAACAATGCAGATACGCTAGAGGTCAAATAGATGTTCTGCAGCGCAGGCTGGACGCTCTGAGCGTATTCGGTGATAGCGATGTTGTCAGAGTCCGTCGCGGTGAGACAGGTAACAAGATACCAGTTCGGCTGGTTGACGCGGCAGGCAGTAACGGCCTGTAAGGGAGTCTCGCCTATCGCGGTGACGTTGACCTTGAGATTCAGGCCCACACTCGGTAGGACTGCCGTACAAGTCAGTCCATTGGCAACGGTGTAGGCTGTGCCTTGCTTTCCAGGAACGACAGCAACGGTCTGGACTACTCCGCCCGTCTCGGTAAGCACCTTTCCGTATCCGTATGATGCGCCGCCTTGAGCAATAAGGAATTGGTCATTTGCAGCCCATCCAGTTCCGCCGAACCCCGAATCAACCTGAATGGTTTGGATTGCGGACGGGTCTTGGCATCCCACCCAAGCGTACTGCGGAGGAGTCACTGGAGGAGCATCCTGAGAAAAATACTGCTCCATCCCAATATATTCGGGGTCAGTGGGCTGGTAACCCAGTGCTACCATCGCAGATTGCCACTCAGCGCCGGGAATCAAGACGCAACGCGAGTTCGCGCCATAGGAGGGAAGCCGACCGGAATTGCCGACGACAAGCCACTGGTTGAACGCCGGAACTGCTACGCCAGCCGGGGTGACGGAAACCGTCACATCAGCAAGAATCGAAAGAGGAAGAGGCTGTGTCGCCATGTTCTAGCTCCTAAAGTCCAACCATTACATCACTGATTATACCCGCCTCACTTTGGAGCGCAACTTCAACGTTCCGTATGGCCTGTTTAGTCAGTGAATCGGTGACTTGTTCGTTCAATCTTATTGAGAAACCGCTACGTTCCCACCATTGATTTTGAAAGAGTTCCGGTGTGCGCCGCGATGTTCCAACAACGGTTTCAGGATACAGATTCGACGCACTCAGAATATCACGCATGAAATCTTGGAAAATGCACGCTTTTACCTGTCTGGAATGGTCAAAGCTGTTCGGCCCATAGAAGATTAAGTCTATCTGCCACACGCGGGTGTAGATCGTATTCTCAGGGAAAGTCTGACTAAACTCCTCAACGGGCTGGACCTCATGAGCTGTGTTGTAATCATCCGGCGTTTCGATTGCCCGAATGAACGCCACATCCTGCGTTATGGCCCAGGCGGGCTGTCCAGGCGTAGGCCAGTCTATTCGTACCTGCGAGTACGCCGAAGCGTCCGTAGGGCCGCTGGGCGCAATGGCGAGGCATTGTAGGACGATGTTCTGCCAGATAACGCTAATTTGCTGCGCGGTAAGGCCCGTGCTGGTCATCGTGCCGACATTGGGGACCGGGTAGCTACTCACCGCTCAACCTCGCTGCCAACGCCTTGCTGAAACCAAAATCCAACCATGGTAATACGGCAACGACGCGGTAGTCTTGACTTCTCCATGTGATCGTGTCGCCGATGCCGGACGTGCTGCCCTCCACCCGCGTGCGATACATCGGCTTCTCAGAAATAAAGGCAATCATCCCCGTCACCCGGTCGCCTTCGGCAATCTGCAATAAATCCTGATTTGAGGCTGGCTGAATAATTCCGTAGAAGGGAATCGGAACTGTTGTAAACACATATCCGCCCTGCTGAAATGTTCCTGTTGAGCGATTGACGATATAATCCTGCGCGAAACTAGGGCTATTAGCTACGCGAGTGAGCGAGATAGTCGGCATTAGACTACCTCCAAAATTTCAGCTAATTCCTCGCCTGCATCTTCTACTTCTTCCTCGGCCCGCGTACCAAAAGAAATATCATCGCCCGCTTCAAGTTCTGGGCCATTCCCCGTATGAACCGCGCCGCCCGCTTCCACGATGTGCGTGATTGCCCTTCGCATCTGTCCGGTAGAAATACCAGGCGTCTCGCTCCCTTTGGCCCGAATCGTAGAAGGCGCATTTGGCTCCCATCCGTTTCGAGGATCGGTAAACCACCGCTTCGATGCTGACTCTGCAATCGTACCGGCGCGGTCTAAATGGTCCATCATGCCTTTCTCATCACCGTCGAGAGCTGCCGTCGCCGCCGCTGCCATTTCCTTCGCAATCAGGTCTTTAGTTGGTTCGGCCTCAATTGCCGCCTCAATCACAACTCGCCCCGGCGTACCGCGCAACGGACTTCCATTCGTGAAAAGGAAAAGCAACTCTGCGTTGTTAATATCGCCCTTCTTGCGCGGCGCATTACCCTCTGGAATTCCCACCAGCGCATCAGCCCCATTCAAAGCATCAATACCGCGCATGATGCCATCCATGCCGGGGCCGCTTGAACTGTAGCTAATGTCGAATCCCATGACCTATCCTTTTACGTAGATTGGTCCCGAACCTACTAGCCGCGCCATAGTTGCGAGGGTAACGCCGTACTGAGTAAGTGTCCACGTTCCCCAATTCTCCAACTTCGTGAGCGCCTGCAGCCCTTGGCTTACACCATCCGCACTCTGCGAAACAGTGATCCCCGCCTGAAGGCTGTTCGCTACAATCTGGTTTGGCGTGGTCTGCGGATTCCCCTCGGTCTGCTCCCATAGCGTCAGATAATGCGCGATATAGAGCGCCATTGCCAGCGGCCATTGCTCACGCCAGCGCGACTGCATCATAGAGGCGTAAGCAAGATTCAAGTAAAGCTGAATGACCGCCAAAGAAATAGGCGGAACTTCGTAAACCTGCATCGAAATTTCGCCTGCTTGCGTAGGAATACTCGACAAGGTAACTGAGTTGGTTCCAACCGACAGAATGACACTTGACGGAAGAATTGTTGACGCGGTGACAAGCTGACCCGGCAATGCGCCAGCGGTAGAATCCACGCTGGTGATGACTCCAGTAGTGCCGTCCGCAATGCCTGTTACGAGCGTGGGAGCGCCGAAGAACTTTGGATAGATCGCCAACAAATTGTTGACGTAATAGGGCGGGTTACCAGTCTGCGGAAGGCCAGAAGCTAGGCCAAGATATGTTCCGCATAGACAGCCGTCATAACCACCAGCGCCCCAATCACCGCAGCCGTTATATCCGAAGCCGCCATAGATCGTCTTATAGAAAAGGTCTATGTCTTGAGTTGGGAAGGCTGGCATCTGTGACTCCTAAAAATTCGGGCAAGGCAACTTTGGTTGTCACCTTGCCCATGGTTTGCTTCGCCGGAGGAGGCCGCGTGTTAGATTCCCCACTGATACATGATGGTTGTGGGCCGATAGAGCTTCACAATGCCCGTGTTGGCGATGTAGGTGGCCACGAATGCCCCATCCTGGAGGCTGAGTGGTCCGCCCATGCGCTGAATGTCCTGTAAGATGCCGAAGTTCAGAAAATCATCGTCGAACTTGTAGCAGGTCAACTGTGTGCTGCCGGTATGCGCCGTGCCGCCGATATTCTCTGCCCAATATGGCAACGGAATAATCTCCGGCGTCTTGCCGTTGATTGAGATGCCCCAATAGTTCGCCTTGATATATTCCAAGACGTTTGCAAAGGCGGGAATGGTAGTTGCCGCGCCGCCAGATGCGCCGGTCGTGGGAAGAGTCATGGGCTGCAAGAGATACTGCCACCTGCTTGCGGGGACCAGGAAACGATCCGGCACGGCGTCGAGAGCGTAGCCAGATGCGGCCCATACGGTATATGGGGCCACCTGGAAATCATTCACGATGTCGAGCTGGGTCTTGGTTGCCCATGCAGGTGAGCTATTAGCCGCGCCATTGGCCGCAACCTGATTGACCACACCGGGAAGGTTTTGATTGAGGAGTCCCTGATTGGCCTGTTCGCCCCAGTACACGCGATTGTCGAGAGTCTTGTTCCAGTCAGTGCGCACGCCTTTGTCGAGAATGTCGTTGGGAGACTTGTTTGCCTGCGCCAACTTCAACGACTCAATCAGCGGGATGCGGATATTGACCTGATAGGCAAAGGTCGGATAAACGCCCTGTGAGCGGTTGAAGTTCAACGTGCGGATGTTATTCGAGCTTGTGCCGGTCGTATTCGGCGAAGCGACGTTGTTCGGCGAGAACACGTCAACGAACTGCGCCGTCTCAGTGTCCACCCAACCGCCGCCATTCATCAGCGGCACGTCACGGAACCATGTATGGCCTTCGAGCGGCATGTGCAGCCGCACATCGGGCTTGTTAAGTTCCGACTGGACGAAAATCTGGCCGGTTGAACTCGCATCCTTTGCGCCGAGTAGATTGCCACCCGGCCCGGACATACGGAGCGCATACAGGCTCTTGGCATAGGCTGTTGGGTTTGTTCCAGCCCAGGCGCAAACCTGATCCAGAGATTCCGAGATTCCTTTACGCGGTGTGGTCAAGAAACGTTCGTTGCTGTTCATCTTTGCGCTCCAGTGTTACGGAATGAGTCGATTCAAAATCGTTACCTGGGCTACGATCTGCCCAGTGGCCGGGTCGGTTGACAAAACGCCGGTCGAAAAGACAACGCCATTGCTCAACAGCGTATTGCCGGTGAGCGAGCTACCCTCAATCGAACCGACCTTACTGTTCGGATAGCTGCCATTCAAAGCTGTGCGGATATAGACTGGCGCACCTGCCCCGGCAGGAGTTCCATAGGGAACCGCCACAGTCATTGTGCCGCGCACAAACCCATCACAAGGCTGTCCGGGAAGATATGCCCCGGATGTGTTCTGCTCCCCGCTATTATTGGTCGGGTAGTAGGCATTCGTCTTGACGTTGGCCTGTGCGAACGCAATAGCGGTAGTGCCGGTCACAGAGGAGCTATCAACGGTGATGTACTGCGCCACGCTTGAATACGTGTTATCCGCGTTCAAAACTAACGTGTCGCCGAAAAGTGGGTACAGGGTATCGGTCGGCTTGACAAGTCGATTCGTGGTCAACGGATAGTCCGACTGTGAAATCGTGCCAATCGGTCCCTGAATGAGTCCTGTTACTGGAATGATGCTTGCAGGCATGGTATCGCTCCTTATTTCCGGGCGCGTGCAGCGCGGCGGTCCATATATTCGTTGTACGCCTTGAGTCCATCGGCGTGAGACTTTCCGTTGAAGAATTGGAACATCGGGATTTCTGCTTCGTTGTCGGCTGCTCCGTCCGCGCTAGAGATGCGCGTCAGCAACGCGAAGGGGTCGGTAGCGCCGTCCTTGATACCGGACTTCACTTGCCGAACTCCTTTGCAGAGAGCGTTATAGGCATCCTTCACACCCTTGGACTTGCAGGCCGCGATAACGGGCTTGAGCGTGAGCAGATGTTTGGCTGCATCACCAGTCGAAAACTCAGACTTAGAATGCTCATCGGCGGGAAGAATCAGGGCGTCCGCATCCTCGGCGGCTTCCTTCTTCTCTTCTTTCTTGTCCTTCTTCTCGTCCTCTTCGAGCTTATCGGCGTCGGTCATTTCATCTTCACCGTACTCGGCTGCGTCTTTAGCCTTCTTGTCCTTGGCTTCCTTACGCTTGGCGAGGCGTTCCTTTTTCTCTTCCTCAGTTTCGGCCTCATCATCGTTGGCCGCGCAATCCTTAGCCTTGCGCTCTTTTTCTTCACGCTCTGCTTCGGCCTTGGACTCCACTTCGTCCTTGCCGCCCTTTGCTTCCTTGAACGCAGCATCAACGATAGCGGATGCCTCATCCGGCTTTGCGTCCTTGAGTGCGGCCTGAAGGCCAAGAGCAATAAGCAACCGATTCGGCATAATGGTTCTCCTATTCCTTGATTCTAGCGCACTGTCACCTATTCCGTACAAGCGCCCTGCTCGGCCAGTAGGAACCACAGCCACATGATTCCCCCTGATCTCCGTCATAATGAATTTATCATGCTCGTCTTTTGCAAGCATGAAAGTGTATCCGCATGATACGTCTCGACGCCCATTTTCGATAATGAGATTGAGGTCCGGGTGCTTGACCCATAGATCAGCAATAAGCGGAGTTTCACCGTCTGGCATAACGTCGCCGACACGCACATTGCATACAGACCCTTTGCTAATGCCGTCATATTCATCAACTGCATCAATCAGAACTTGAGGTTCAGGCGGATGTTCGTCCAGAACAGATTTGATCTCAAATGAAGCAATTGCCGCTGGATGCGTTACCTCTTCCAATGGCCGGTAGACGGTGACAATATCATCATCTCCCACATTCCATTCGGGCTTATATCCGGGGTTTTTCTTGATTTCGCGTCCTAGATAGTTCTGACTTCCTGTACGCGCAATAGGAACGTTTCGATAGATTCGATAGCCTTCTGGCGTCTGGAACCAAGTCTCCTTATCGGGGAGCTTCGTTGCGTAGTATGTAAGACGCGCCATGAAAAGAATATAGCACAACCGCAATTTCAGGTCATTGGTGTATTCCGATGATTATGTCAATAGCGGTTTAGCTCATAGGAATCTAGTTAGTTACTCGGTTGAAAGGACGCTGATACGTTTCGTGATGAGGTTCGCCGCCCCACTTCGCTATGTAGTATTGGCGGTAGAGCGGGAACGTGATTGAATTATGAAACGCTAAATTTACATCGCTATTTAGTGTTTGGCTTGGCTCATGGAACACCTGAATACCTGTCTCGCGCTTCTCATATCCAGCAAGTTCAATGCGCCGGTAGAGATCATCATCTGCGAAATACCAAGGAAGCGTGAGGTCGTATAAACCTACATCGTCAATGAAGTTTGCATTGAGCGCCACAAGCGCATCATAGTTCGTAAACAGGATTCCCCATTTTACGTTCGCTGCATTAAGACGGCGCGCCTCGGCGAGAAGTTGCAAACATGAACCCGGAGCAGCAACCGCGTCCGAGTGCATCCAGATACAGATATTGCCACCCATCGCTCGTGTGCGTGCAAGGGCATAGTTGATATTCTGGACAAACAACTGCTCTGTGTGCGGCCTCCACACTTCGCACGGAGCATCCCATGACAGTCCATTCTTAGAGCTGTCCATGATGAGCATATTAGGCGCGAAGTCTATTGCGCTATCGACTGCACGTTGCAGCAAGTCCTCACGATTGACGTGTAGAAAGTATGCCTGATAATCGCTCATGATTCCTTTCGCAGCCATGCGTTCCAGCGCGGCCATAGGTTATTCCAGTTGAGTTCAGGCGGTAGGCTTGCCCGCGCATTGATGAGCGTGAGTGTCTTTTCCGACCATTGATGCGGCGTGTAGACCGGGCGCATAGAGTTGAACGTGCCTTCATGTCGAAACGCTACCGGCTCAATCTTGAACTCTCCCGGCAACCATTCAGCGCCACCGCCGTAGTTTCCGTGGATGCAAGGAACTCCGCAAGCGAGAGATTCATAGATTGGGAAACCAAAACCTTCTCCTAGTCCAATTCCAAATGTCACATCACAAGCGGAGTAGGCCCACGTCATCTGCTCATCCGTCAATCTCCCGGTCGTGACCACAGCTTGATTCTGTAGACCGTAGTCAACCAACAAGGCAGAGATTGACCAGAATCGTTCCATCATGTCTGTGTGAATCCAGAGCAGCACGTCCTTGATCTTGGCGAGTTCGGCCGCCGCCGCGATAGCTGTACCAAAGTCTTTCCGCGCCTGATTCGTTCCAACCATGCCGATAACGAACTGGTCTGGCTTGATGCTGAAATCGGTATCAAATACAAGCTGGCCGAACTTGCGCCGTGCCTTATCGCGTCCACGCGGTCGCCACACCTGCGGATCAATGCCGTGTGGTAGGGCTTCAATCGTTCCGCCGATGGTCTGTTCAATAATTCGCGCCGACCATTCGCTGTATGCTAGTACGCGGTTACACTTACTCAGTACTTCACGGAGCAGGTAAGAGAGCCGTCCATTCGGCCCCTCCGCGTCGATAGCGGTGTAGGTCCAAATATCAAAAGGCTTGCGGAGTAGGAAGTTTCTGAGATACGGATCGGGGCAATA